ATGGATTTAAAACCTTTTATCAGATTATACTCTGAAAAATCGAAAACGGCTAAAGTTAAATTTCGCCTCAATATCGAGGGGAAGAGGTTATATGTTACTACTGATGTATCTGTAGATGTCAATCTGTGGGATAATAAGAGAGGGCACCTCAAGGCTAAAGCGGTGATGAGCTATGAGGATAGGACTTCTATTACTAATTCTATCGAAAACTGGAAATCCTGGATAAGAAGCTCAATTCTTGCTATGCTTGACAGAAATATTGAGCTATCAAGCGAGAACCTATCCGAAGAGATTAATAGGCTTAGTTATGCCGATAAGAACTCAGCAAAGAAAAATGATAGCTTTTTTGACCTTATGGATAAGTGGATGGATGAGGTTAAGGTGTCGCATGGAAGGCACAGGCACTATAAGGCTTTAAAGAATATATTAAGGCGTTACCAGGCGTATAAGAGAATTTCACGCCCTCGTTTCGAGTTAACTACTAAAGCTCTCAATTCAGACCTGCTACTAGAGGTTGAAACTTATATACTAGACGAAGGAGAGATAGCGGAGAATATGCCTGAATTATACGAAGGGAGGGTATTTAATCCTAGAAGTCAAAATTACGCATCAGGACAAATGCGAATACTAAGGGCTTTCACACATTGGCTCCAACTTAAGAAAATCATCACCGATAACCCTTTCGAGGAGTTCTCTATTAAGGAAGAAATATATGGCACTCCCATTTATATAAGCATAGAGGAGAGAAATAAGCTGTATAATTACGATTTTTCCTTTAATAAGGCTTTAGAAATCCAAAGAGATATATTTGTGTTCCAATGCTTAATCGGATGTAGAGTTAGTGACTTAATGGCTCTAACAAAGAACAGCGTTATTAACGGAGCGGTCGAATACATCGCAGGGAAAACGAAAGACAATCTTCCTATTACTATCAGAGTGCCACTTAACGACACTGCACAAGATATACTATATAAGTATAGAGGTTACCCAGGAGAGAAGCTGTTGCCTTTTATTTCGGCGACGAAATACAATAAGGCTATCAAGCAAGCTTTCACCATTGCTAAATTAGATAGGATTGTTATAGTTCTTAACCCTGTTACTCGATTACCCGAACGAAAGCCATTGTATCAAGTTGTATCTTCTCACACAGCAAGGAAGACCTTTATAGGGAACTTATACAACAAGGTTAAAGACCCTGACCTCATAGCGTCGATGAGTGGGCATGTTGAAGGCTCGAAGGCTTTTAAACGTTATAGAGCTATTGAGGAGGATGTAAAGAAAGAATTGGTTGGTATGTTAGAGTAGCTATTTCGACCTATCTGAAATCTCTAATATCACGTTTGCCAAAGCCCATAAGAATAGTCCGCTTAATGCTGGGATGAGGGACAAACCTACATAAGCAAGGCTTACCTCCTGCCTATACCCTTCGATATCCGTAGCCGTGAAAGCCTGATAGATCATTACTCCTGTCGCTGCTACTCCTGCGGCTAATATAAGCATTGCTGTTATTTGCAATATTGTTTCTGATAACGTTTGTTTCATTGTCTATTCGTTTTTAATTAATTGGGGCCTACTTTATCTTATCTCTGTAAGCATAGGTGAGAAAATCAGAGTATTCGTATTGCAATACGCTATCGGGTAATTCCCAGTATCCGGCCCAATCGTGCCTTTCTAAAAAAGAACTAGTATCTATAAACTCACAACTAAATTCATTGCCTCCTCCATAATAGTATAGATGCCTATAAATTACTAATTCAGGGTAATCTATAATATAAGAGCAACTATCAAATCCACCTCTTAATATGTAACTTCCGGATTCGTCCTTCTCCATGAAAAATTGACGTACGTATTCTTTACTGATAAATTGGTAAATTGAATAGTACTCAAGACCTGTTGCGCTGTCGACGTGGGAATAGGCCTTAAAAACTTTGCCTTCTAATGAAAATTTAGGGTTTTTGTCAGTGTCTATAGGCATTGCAGGCTCTTGCTCACACCCTGTTAAAATCAGAGCTATTACTATAATTATTAGGTACTTTTTCATTAGGTTATCCTATTTTATTCGTTTTTTCTCGGTTGCATTTCTGACATAATAATTGCAAATTGCGATAAGTTGTTGCTCCTCCTTTTGAATGAGGTATTATATGGTCAAATTCTAAATCTTCTCTACTCCCACAACTTACACAAGCTCCCCCGTCTCTATTCCACACCTTGTCCATTATCTCTTGAGGTATAGGCTCTCTTCTCCCTTCTGATTTTTTTCTCTCGTTAAATATCAAGCCTTCTTTAATAAGTCCCTCTTTAGCTTCTCGGTGGAGTCGTTTCTTTCTTTCCTTTTCTAATAAGGTCGCTTTTATTCGTTCTTTTTCTCGGCTATATTCTGATTCTTCTCTCTTTTTTCTATTTTCTTCTTCCCTTTTCCGTATCTCCTCTTCATTGGTCTCTATGAATTTTTCTATGTATGTCTTTTCTCCTGTTTTTAAGCCTTCTATTATGCTGTTCAATTGCTCTTTATCTTTTACTAAAACCTCATAAGAGAAGGGGTATACGCTTATAGCAACGCCTGCATTCTCTAAAATAGGCAGAGAAAAGCCATGGTTCTCGTCCTCTCCATATTCAGGTGTTAATTTTTGATTTGACACTACTGATGTAGCCATAGTGACAAATTCATTAAAATACATAAAGCAAGAATCTAAATCGATGCCAAAACGCCCGTATCCCCGCCGGGTTCCTCTCGCGTGTTTAATACTTTGTGTCCCGAATAAAGGGTCTGAAGTGTCTTCTTTTCTCACCCTAGAATGAAACGCTTCCCTATCAGGTTTCCAGCCCACTCTTTTAGATAGTGCCTCTATTAAAAATTCTTTATACTCTTTATCTATATTTATACTACCCATTAGCTTTTGCTGTTTAATTATTTTCTTGCCATTATCATCAGCACTATATACCACCCAAATATGTCATCTTTGTTCACATCAAAAGGAGGGTAAAGAGTATTGATAGACACGCATCTAACTTTATTCTCTTCTTCGCTTGGGTAGATTTGTTTTATTACTACTCCGTTTCGTGTGTCAAGAACAAATACTTTGCCCCATTCAATAAACGCCTTTTCGTCAATTCTCTTAGTTAGTAATAAACAACCTTCGGGGTAGTCGGGTTTCATGCTATCTCCTGATAGAGGTATAACTAAGTCTATGTTCTTTATAGGCACTACCACATTTTCTAAATCCCACTCTCTTATGGAGTCAGTAAAACCCGTTAGAGTCCCTGCCATAGCAGACACAGGCAGTTGAGGTGCGTAATATATGGCTTCTGTTTTTTGAAGCTCTTGCCCGATAAGCATCTGTCCTTCTCCCGTTTTAAGCCAATTTATATTTAGTTCGGGGTATACAGCGGTTATTTTTGCGAGAGAACTAGCAGTGATATTATCCCCTATTTTATTTACCATGCCTCTAGACAACCCTACTTTTTGCTCGAATTTGAATTGACTTATTCCAATATGCTTCAAAAATAAAATTAATCTTTCTTTCATTACTTGTTTGTTTTTTCGGATATTTTATCCGTATATTTGCATTTTTTATCTTTAGTCATTTCCTTGAGTAGTGTTTGGTAGTCTTTAGTTTTCCCTTCTTCTAATACTTTATCGGACTTATGGAAGGGAAAATTACCACTACTTTCTTTAGTTAGGATGCCCTCTTGCTGTAATTCCTTAAAGAGTGTTTCGTCCTCCTCTTTATTAAGTCCTCCAAACTTAATAAAATACCCTTCTGAAATTTCGTTATCGTCCGATTGTAAATAGTCGTTTACGGCTTTTATTACTTCTTTAGATTTTTTATTGTCCATTTATTTAATCTTTCTTTCTGTTTTTTGTAGCGTGCTGATTGTTGGATTCATTCTCTTTTCTTTTTTAATGTACTATTTTATTTAATTTTTTCTTTCTGGTTTTCAGTTTGTTACACATAGGCTCGGAAAAAATAACCGAAAATATTTGTTTATTCGGAAATAATATCCGTATCTTTGCCGTGTAATTCTGAAATTGACATCTAAGCCAATGGCAAAATTACATTTTAAACGGCAAATGTAGTGATAATGTTACGATTTGCAAAATTTAAAAACAAAAAACGAAAAAACGATGAGCACACAGGAACAAATTCAAAGACTGAATCAAAGATTAGTAGAATTAGCGAATAAATACGATTGCACAAAAAAGGCAAGAGCAGCAATGGATATGAGAGGGCAAAATAGCTCTCATTTATACCAAGAACTAATAGCAATCGAAAGAGAAATGAAATCCACTCAAGAAAAGAGGGATTCTTTAATTAGTAAATAACGAATAAAACGAAAAAACGATGGCTAAACAAGCGCAAACACCAACATCAGAGGATTTTATTGCGAGCAATGCCTCAAGTCAGCTAATTATGGTTAGGTACGATGACCTTAAGAAATGGGCTGAAAAACTATTGGAGGTTAGAGAAAAATCCCATCTCGATGAAATGGATGAGGTTTATCTATCGACTGACAAAGTAAGGGAGCAATTCTCTTTAAGCAACACTACTATTTTCGATTACGAGAAAAGAGGGGTTATAAGGGCTTACCGCTTCGCTAAGGGGGGCAAGAAAGTTTACAAGAAATCAGAAATTATAGCCTTACTCGAGGCTCCTAAAATAGATTAAAATATGGAAAGAAAGTATGAGTTCAGCAGAGGCTGGCAAAAAATCCAAAACACCTATGGCAAGAGGGTTCAAGCCGAAGTTAAGAAGGAACTAATGGGAGTTATCGGTATCAATAACCGAAATTCTTGGGGCTTGTGGAAATCCGGAGTTTTCTCCGACACTATCAAGTTAGCCCAATTAGAGGGTATAATTGCTGTATTTGCAAAGTACGGGGTTAAGAGAAAGCACATTTGGGGTAAAGAAGACACAACAAACGAATAAACGATTATAAAATGGCACAAAATGATTTAAACGAAAACAGGTGGGAGATGATAACCCACCACAATGAGGGCTTACGTGAGTTCAAATTCGACGATTGCCCAGATGTAAAATGCGTCATCGACGATGCTACTGACATCCTTAAGCTAATTGTAAGAGGAGAAGTAGTCAACGAGTTCAACTATGTAGAGCAGTTCGGAGGCATAGGCTTAACGCACGAAGACTCCAAGCTCGAAGCTTATCTTAACGTGATAAGCCGCACTATTCAATCAGGATTAATCTATTCATGAGTTACAAATTACAAATTAAAACAAAAAACGTTCAAAAATGAGACAATTAAATTTAAACCTCAACATTAAGTTGAGTCCTACTCCTGAGTTTATACAGCTTGCGAGTATGTTGATAGAGGGGCTTAAAGACCTCTCTACTGGAGACCCTGACGCTCCTTTCATCCAGGTAGAAGAACAAGCGTCGGAAAAGCCTAAAGCTGTTGCCACACCTAAGACTAAGACTAAGGCAAAAGCTGTTGTTGAAGAAGAAGCGAAAGTTGCTGAACCTGCTCCCGTTCCCGAAGTAGAGGAAAGCGATAACGATGAGTTATCAGCCGAAAGCCTCAGAGCTTTAGTTATTACTAAAGCAAAACAAAGTGAAGCCATTAAAGACCTTATTAGTGCTACTATTAAGTCTTACGGCGTGGCTAACGTTACGCAGATAGCCACTTTACCTGAGGATAAGAGAAAGGCATTTCGTAATACAATATTGGCTTTATAGTTATGGCAGCACACGCAATACTTGGGGCTTCGAGCTCCCATAAATGGCTTAACTGCCCTCCTTCAGCTAGATTAGAGGAGCGATTTGAAAACCCTACTAGCGTATATGCTGAAGAGGGCACGTTAGCCCATTCACTTGGTGAGGCTTTAATTTCCAACGATAGTAAAGCTATTAAAGAGATAAAGGGGAACCCTCTTTACAACTCTGACATGCATCAACACTGCGAAGATTACAGAGACTTTGTTTTAGAGCTCTTGAATGAGGCTAAAGCAATTACTCCTGATGCTTCCCTATTACTTGAACAACGCTTGGATTTCTCTAAGTGGGTAGAAGAGGGATTTGGAACTGGTGACGCTGTAATAGTAGCTGACGGAGTAATGAGAATTATCGACCTTAAGTACGGTCAAGGCGTTGAGGTTTCGGCTCACGAAAATACGCAAATGATGCTCTATGCTCTTGGTGCATACAACTCCTTTGAGATGTTATACGACATCAAAAGCATTATAATGACTATCTATCAACCGAGAATTAAGAACTATTCTTCTTATGAGATATCAGTTGTTGATCTACTTACCTGGGCTGTTAACGTGCTTGTACCAGCAGCTAAATTAGCTTATGAAGGTAAAGGTGCTTATAAAGCTGGAGAGCATTGTAGATTTTGCAGAGCTAAGCACTTATGTAAGGCGTTGGCAGAATATAACCTTGAGCCTACTGAGCCAGAGATGAAGCCCTCAGAGCTATTAAACGATGAGGAGATAATCAATATACTTAACAGAGCTGATAGTATTAAGAAGTGGCTTTCTTCTGTGGAAGAATATGCATTTGCTGAGGCTCTTAATGGTAAGAAGTGGGAAGGATATAAGCTTGTTGAGGGTAGAAGTAATAGAACTTATTCAGACCCGGACAAGGTGGCTGATACTCTTATTAATGCTGGCATAGACCAGGCTCTTATCTACGAAAAGAAAATCAAAACTATTACCGCATTAGAGAAAGACCTAGGCAAGAAGCCTTTCAATGAGATAGTAGGGGATTTAATAATTAAACCTGCTGGCAAACCTACGCTTGTGGTTGAGAGCGATAAACGCTCTGAATGGTGCCAAGCTGATAATGCAGCAAGCGATTTTGAAAACACGGACATAACGTCAATTAATTAATAAAGTCAATAACTTAAAACGTAAAAAACGATGACAACAACAAAAAATCAAATGAAAGAGACCAAAGTAGTAACCGGTAAAGTTCGCTTCTCTTATCTACATGTATGGGAACCTTCTGCAATAGAAGGGTCAAACGAGGCTAAATATTCTGCTTCTTTGATTATTCCTAAAACGGATAAAATTACTATCCAAAAAATCAACGCCGCTATCAACTCGGCTATTAGTAACGGAGTAATAGGTAAGTTCCAAGGTAAGAAGCCGGTTAATCTAAAACTCCCTCTTAGAGATGGGGATGCAGAGAGACCCGACGATGAGGCTTATGCAAATAGCTACTTCGTTAATGCGAGTTGTAAAACTCGACCAGGGGTTGTAGATATCAACCGCAACCCTATCCTTGACCAGGATGAGGTTTATAGTGGCTGTTTCGGGGTTGCTTCTATTACCTTCTATCCGTTCAATGTAAACGGTAATAAGGGCATAGCTTGCGGTCTTAACCACCTGATGAAACTTACAGATGGAGAGCCTTTGGGTGGTAGAACTACTGCAGAGAGCGACTTCGCTGAATTAGATGTGATGCAATATGTAGAAGACGAGGACATTTTTGGTTAGTTATGTCCTTAACCCTTGCAGGTTTGCCAGTGCTCCGTTCAATTCGGGGGAGGGTTCTAATAAACAAATAATTCAAGATTATGAGCTATACACTTGAACAATACAAAAGCCGTAGAGAGATGCTACTACATCATATTGGCGAATTAGACATTTTCATGGATGAAAACCCTTCTGACTTGCTAATCCATGTATTCAGCAAAGACCTCGAGCCAAAGAATAGATATGAAGCTGCTAAATGGTTGAGAGGGGTTCTAATTGCGAAGTTGACACAAGTGGAAGGCTTAATAAACGATTTCGATAAATAAAGTAAATACCTATGAGCAGTGAATGTAATATATGCCATAAGCTATTAAGAGCTGAGCAAATTACCAGTGTTACTGTCAATAATCAAGATGTAACTTGTTGCCGGATATGCAGGGTTAGGCTACTGCAGAAAAAGTATTACGAGGACTTCCTAGACAGAAAGGGAGGAAGAGTTAAGAAAGAGTTAATAACCAATAAATAAAAATCACAATGAAAGAGAGAAGAGAGCACTTAATTTGGACGCCTAAAGCTGGAGCCCATATAGAAACAAAAAAGACAGGCAGAAATGAGCCCTGTCCTTGTGGTAGTGGTAAGAAAAATAAACACTGCCACAAAATAGATACTAAGTTCTATTCAGTGCCCAATAGAGGGCAAAAGAGTATAAAAAAATAAGCCTAAATAAAAAACACTATGAGATTAATTAGACCGTCATTTGATGTTATCCACCAATCCGAAGGATTAGAAGGAGTTTTTAAACAAATTGAATTAGCAGGAAGAACTTGCTACAAATCAGAAGACAAGATAACAGAAGTCTCGGCAAAAGAATTTGTTGAGAAAATGATTAATTTAGGGCATACAGCTATGCTGGAGCATGGTACTGTTTATTTATCTATGGACGTTAGAAAGGACTCTTTACTAGATGTGAGGAAATACTATTTTAATAAATACAGCAAAGTTACAGAAGAAGGAACTATTAGTAAGTATCACATCACAACAAATTACAGAGTTTTAATCGAAAATGATTGGTTAGATGATTTACAATATCTTTGTGAACCTACTAAGTTTCACGAAAAAAGAATTTCTGTCAGATTTATTTGTGATAGAGGTGTGTCTCATGAATTTGTACGACATAGAGTATTTAGTTTTGCACAAGAATCAACAAGATATTGCAATTACTCTAAAGATAAATTTGACAATGAACTTACCTTTATATTACCTTGTTGGTCAAAAATAGAACCTGTAAGAATTGAAGATAGTATTGAATTAAGAAAATTTATTTGGGGCACTTTAGATACAATAGATGAAACTATGACTCCAAAAATACCTTCTTTTGACCAATCTTGGTTACATATTTTATTAGATAGTGAGACAACTTATTGTGGTTTGATTTCAAGAGGTTATACACCTCAACAAGCAAGAGCTGTGTTACCAAATTCTTTAAAGACTGAATTGGTAATGACTGGGTTTGAAAGTGACTGGAACCATTTTTTCGAATTAAGATGCTCTTCTAAAGCTCATCCTCAAGCACAAGAGTTAGCTATCCCGTTAAAATTGTTTTTTGAAATTACCAAATAAAAAGCTCAAACCGAAAATGAATAAACTAACCATAGACATAGAAACATACAGCTCTGTTGACTTGACAACCGCGGGGGTTCATAGATATGTGGACTCAGAAGATTTCAAGATATTACTCTTAGCTTTCGCCGTCAACAATGAGCCTATTAAGATAATAGACTTTGAGCACAGCGGTTCTGGCTTTAATGATTTTATTATTAATTTGCTTACTTCTCCTTATTATCTTAAGACTTCTTGGAATGCGGTATTTGAGATTACTTGCCTTAACAAGTTCTTCGATTTAAACCTTGATGTAATGCAGTGGGAGTGTGACATGGTTAAGGCGGCAATGTGCGGTCTTCCTCTATCACTTTCTCAATGTGCTGAGGTATTAGGTGTTGAGCAACAAAAGATGAAGGCGGGAAAGAGCTTAATTGAAGAGTTCTGTAAACCCAAGAAGAAGAACCAAAGAACTTTATTTGATGCGGATAAATGGGAACTGTTCAAAGAATATTGCAAGCAGGATGTTGAAGTAGAGAGGGCAATAAGTAATAAGTTATCTTATTACTCTATACCTCAAAGCGAGAGAGAACTATTTGCTCTTGACTATAAGATTAACTCTATGGGGGTTATGCTTGACATGGATTTAGTTAACTCTGCTGTACTACTTGATGAATGCAATACTGAAACTCTTATGCAAGAGGCTAGAGAGCTTACAGGATTAAGCAACCCAAACTCTCCTACAGCTCTTAAAAATTGGCTAGCTACTCAAGGAATTAAAGCCTCCTCGCTTACTAAGTCAATTGTTAGTGAACTTAAAGGAGAGATAAATAATGAGAAAGTATTGCGAGTTCTTACACTTAGGCAAGAATTAGCGAAAACCTCAACTGCTAAGTACAAGGCTATGCAGGAGAGCGTATGCAGCGATAATAGAGTTAAAGGGCTAACTCAGTTCTATGGCACTCGTACTGGTCGCTGGGCTGGCAGGTTGATACAGGTGCAGAACCTGCCCCAAAACCACTTGGACGACTTAACAAACGCCAGGGAGATTACTAAGTTAGAAGATAGCGAACTTATGGAGCTATGCTATTCAGAACCTATCCCATTTATCTTATCTCAATTAATACGTACTGCTATTATAGCTCCTAAGGATAAGACGTTCGTTATTGCTGACTTCTCTGCAATCGAGGCGAGGGTTATTGCCTGGCTTGCTGGTGAGCAGTGGAGATTAGACGTATTCCGTTCTCACGGCAAAATATACGAAGCCTCAGCAGCTGCAATGTTCGGTATCCCTATCGACTCTATTACTAAGGGCTCTGATTACAGGGCAAAGGGTAAGATTGCTGAATTAGCTTTAGGTTACCAGGGAGGTGTTGGAGCTCTTAAGGCCTTCGGTGCTGATAAAATGGGAATAGCTGAAAGCGAACTTGAGGACATAGTATATAGGTGGCGAGCCAAAAGCCCTAATATCGTTCTGCTTTGGAATAGGATTGAAACCATAGTTACTAAGGCTATTCTTAGCCCTGGTATTATGCATACCTATAATGAAGTGCTATTTGCTACCTACTCAAAGAAAGATAAGAGCTTATCTATTATACTCCCTTCCGGTCGTAGCCTTCAATACTATAACCCTGCTGTTAGCACTTACAGAGGCAGAAACACTATAACTTACGAGGGGCTAAATCAAACTACCCGTAAATGGGAGACGGTTGAAACTTACGGAGGGAAATTAACCGAGAATGTTATTCAGGCGATTGCAAGAGATTGCTTGGCAGACACTATGCTAAGAATTAATAAGGCTGGATATAACATCGTAATGCACGTGCATGATGAAGTTATAGTCGAAGTTGAGGCAAGCAAGAGCGAGCTAGCTATGGAAGAGGCATTGGATATTATGAAGGTTTCTCCTGAATGGTGTGAAGACTTACCTCTTAGAGGAGATGCTTTTATTACTGAATATTACAAGAAAGATTAATAAACAAATAAGATTATGTACATAGAAGTAGAAGTAGAGTTGGACGAGTTTTACAGACAACTAGACCACGAAGAAAGATTAGAATTAGCTGAAATGCTAAGTGAAGATAACCTTGCTATCGAAACACCATTATGCCAAAATGGGGGTGACGTTGACTGGCATAGATCATTGAAGGTACTAGCCCATAATAGAAACTCCCTTTCTTTAGAGGAGGAAAACATTATCAGCAAAATTGCCAGCAGATTCATTTAATGATTTAAGCCTTATGCCAAACAAACAAACAAATTAATCGAATCAGCAAATGAATAATGCATTAGAAAACCAAATAGGAGGAAGCCATTACAAGAACATGGCTATCCAACCTGTAGAACTTATAGCTATGCTAAAGCTAGATTTCATACAAGGCTCAATAATTGAGTATATATCAAGAGATAAAGAGGGTAAGAGATTACAAGACCTTCAGAAGGCTAAGCATTCCTGTGAACTTGGCATTATTTACGGAGGATTTGAGAAACAAGTCAATATAAGCTCTGTTAAGTGTGCCTCTCTTAGTAATCACATCAGAAATTATGTCCATTCTAATAACCTACACGCTAACTCTTACGATATTATTCTCTTTGTCGCTCACAACGATTATAAGAAGGCGGCTATTATTATTAATAACCTAATAGAAGAACTATCCAATTAATTATATGAACGAAATTAAACTAACCAATGACGGCGAAATAGATATCGCCACCGGACGAAGCAGAAAAGAGGTTACCTGGAAGAACAAGACTATCCTATGGTCAGAGTTCGTAAAGAAGGTATCTACCCCTTACCATACTGACGAGACTTACCTAGAATATATCTCCTCAAAAAAAGAGTACCAGGACAACAAAAAAGATGTTGGAGGCTATGTTGGGGGCTACCTCAACAATGGTAGGCGTAAGACTGACACGGTGTTACATCGTAGCCTTATAACTTTAGACATGGACTTTGGCAATATGCAAGCTTGGGAAGATTGGAAGCTCTTATACGGCTATGCTTGCTGTGCTTACTCAACGCATAAGCATACGATTGAGAAGCCGAGATTAAGAATTGTATTACCTCTCAGCCGTCCTGTTAGTAGAGAGGAGTATGAACCTATCGCTCGACACGTTGCGGACCAGTTCGGTATTGAGCTATTCGACGAAACTACTTATGAAGCTGCAAGACTTATGTATTGGCAAAGTACTTCTAAGGATGCTCCGTATTTCTTCGACTACTGCGACGGCTCTTGGATTGACGCTGATGAGATACTGGGCTCTTACCATGATTGGACCGACAGTTCTTCCTGGAAGGCATCTGATAAGGTTGATAAGATAGTACGCCAACAGATCAAGAAGCAAGAAGACCCCACCGAGAAAGAGGGTGTTGTTGGTGCGTTCTGTCGTACTTACGACGTTCACGAAGCTATTGCTAAGTTCCTCTCGGATGAATACGAGGCGTGTGACATTCCTAATAGATATACCTATAAGAAAGGCAGCACCTCTGCGGGTATGGTTGTTTACGACGGCAAGTTCGCTTACTCTCATCACGGCACTGACCCAACGGGCGGTAAGCTGTGTAATGCTTTCGACATTGTACGCATTCATAAGTTCATATTAAAGGATGAAGAGGCAAAGGAAGGCACTCCTATCAATAAACTCCCAAGTACTTTAGCTATGCTCGACTTCGCTACTGCTGATAGCGATGTTAAGCTTACGCTAGCCAGGGAGAGGGTTGAAGGGGCTAAATCCGATTTTGTAGATTATAATGAAACAGAGGAGGAAGGGGAAGAAAAAGGGGCAGAGAATAGCGATTGGATGGCTGAATTAGATGTAGACCGAAAGGGCAATATTATGGCGTCGGCTAAGAATTGCGAACTGATAATGTATAATGACAAGCATTTCAAAGGTGCTTTTAGGCTCAACTGCTTGAGGTTAGCTGTTGAAGTGACTAAGCAGTTGCCTTGGAGAAAGAAAGGCGACTTCACTATGTGGAGAGACTCGGATGAGGCTAACATGCGATTCTACTTTGACCGAGAATACGGCATTACAAGTAAGGGCTTAATCAACGACGCCCTTATGATACTCTTCGATAAGTGCCAATACCACCCGGTTAAAGAATATTTAGAATCCTTACCTAAATGGGATGGTGTGGAGAGAATTAAAGACATCTTACCTCGCTTCCTAGGAGTAGAGGATAACGAGTACACTCGTAAGGCGTTTAGAATGGCTCTTACCGCTTGCGTTGCTCGCATCTATGAGCCGGGTAAGAAGTATGATTATGTGCTTACTCTAGTAGGTAAAGAAGGCACCGGAAAGTCTACCATTTTCAATAAGCTTGGCGGCGAGTGGTTTTCCGATAACTTCGAGTCTCCATCGGGTAAAGAAGGTAAAGAGCAGGTTATAGGTGTTTGGATTATGGAGATATCGGAACTTGCGGGTATGTACAAGGCAGACCTTGAAAGGATAAAGAGTTACATCACTACCAGGGCGGACAGGTTTAGACCCGCTTACGGTAAGAATGTTATTGAAGCCCCAAGGCAATGCGTGTTCTTTGCAACTACTAATAATGTGGATTTTCTTAGAGGTAATACAGGTAACAGACGATTCCTACCTATAAGTGTAAGACCTGAATTCATTAAAGAGAAAGTGTTCTCTGGATTTACTGAAGAGCTCAGAGGGCAAGTGTGGTCAGAGGCATTACACTATTATAAGAAGGGGGAGGAGCTGTGGTTAGGAGATGAGATAGAGAAGCTAGCTAGAGAGCTACAGGAACAACACAGAGAAGCTGACCCTTGGGAAAACACAATTAACAGCTACGCAGATACTCTTTGGCCAACTAATTGGAAGGATATAGACGTAAGAGCTAGATACAGTTTCTTTGCCCATCCGGACGAGCTGCAGAGTAAGGGCAAAGTGCTACGCGACAAACTAACAGTAGAGGACATTTGGGTAGAAGCTTTGGGAGGATTAGAAGACCGACTAGACGGGCAAAATTCCCGCAGGATAAGAGAGATTATGAGGAAGAGGGATGACTTCGAGGAAAAGGTAATTAAGGTAAAAGGAGTTACGAAAAGAGGCTTTTACCGCATTCTCGAACCCGCTTTTAAGGTTACAAACGGCTAAAAAAGGTTACAAACCCTAAAAAATAAGCGCTAAAAAGCACGAAAAAGGGCGAATAAAGGTAAAAAGCGAAAAAAGAAATGTAACCCCAAAGTTACAAAGTTACAAAAAGGTTACAGAAAAAAAGGGCAAAATGTAACCTCATAAAAGCCATAAAACCAAAAAGATAAATGCAAAAGTTACAAAGTTACAAAAAAATAGACTTAAACTTTAAAAATTAAATTAGGGAGTAATATAGTGATATTAATATAATATAATATGCCTAATTATATATATCTTTTTTAGAGAGTCTTGTAACTTGTAACCTTTACGAATTTTAACAGAAAATTAAACATGATACAAAGCAGCGAAAAATATTTGGAAAAAAAACTCAGAGAAGAGGTTAGGAAAGCAGGCGGATTGGCTATTAAATTCACCTCTCCTTACTTCACAGGAATGCCCGACAGATTGGTACTAATGCCTAAGGGCAGGATTTGGTTTGTTGAGATTAAGTCAACAGGGAAGAGGTTAAAAGATATTCAGGAGGCTCAAGCCAAGAAATTGCAAGAATTGGGGTTCAATACAAGAGTGATAGACAGTGAGGAGTCTCTTGGTAGTTTTATGAGGGAGGTGAGACATGAATTATAAACCTCACAATTACCAGTTAACTGCTACCAATAAGATTATCAATGAACCATATTGTGGACTTTTTTTAGATATGGGATTGGGTAAGACAGTATCCACATTAACAGCCATCAACGAACTGATGTATGGGGATTTGAGCGTTAACAAGGTTCTTGTGATAGCCCCTAAGAGGGTGGCTGAGACTACATGGACGGGAGAGTGTGATAAATGGGACCATCTCAACCACCTTAGAGTATCGAAAGTATTAGGTACTGAAAAACAACGTAAAGAGGCATTATGCAAAGAAGCTGACATATACGTCATCAATCGTGAGAATGTGGTATGGCTGGTTTCCCATTATGGGGGTACCTTCTTCCCTTTTGACATGGTCGTTATAGATGAACTTTCAAGCTTTAAATCCCCAAAGGCTCGACGTTTCAAAGCTCTTAGAATGGTTAGACCACTAATCCAAAGAGTGGTTGGACTTACAGGAACTCCAGCACCTAACGGATTAATCGACCTTTGGTCGCAGATTTATTTACTCGATAGAGGTGAAAGGTTAGGAAAGAATATTACATCGTATAGAAAAACATATTTTAATCCTGGGAGGACTAACGGACAAATCGTTTTCGACTACAAGCTTAAAGAAAATAGTGAGAAGATAATACAAGAAAAAATAAAAGATATTTGCGTTAGTATGAAAGCAGAGGACTATCTAGAACTTCCGGAGAGAATTGACAGAATAGTCTCTACACCTTTGCCCCAATCAATTATGGAGCAATATGAGGAATTTGAACGAAAGCAAGTAATGTCTTTGTTTGAAGGGGAAAAAGTTATTACCGCTGTAAACAAAGCAGCCGTAATAGGTAAGTTATTGCAGTTTTCCAACGGAGCAATTTACGACGAAAACCACGACTATTACGAAATCCACGATGAGAAATTAGACGCTTTAGAAGAGATTATTGATACAGCTAACGGGCAACCGGTATTAGTCTTCTATTCCTTTCAGCATGATTATGAAAGAATAACTAAAAAGCTTAAAAAATATTCGCCTAAAAAGCTTAGAACCGAAAGCGAAGTCAAAGAATGGAACGCTGGTAAAATACAAGTCCTTTTAGCCCATCCAGCAAGTGCGGGGCATGGGTTGAACCTCCAGGCAGGAGGCAACATCATTGTTTGGTTTGGTTTGAACTGGTCTTTGGAACTCTACCAACAGGCTAATGCTCGACTCCACAGGCAAGGGCAAAACAAAAATGTTATAATTCATCATCTAATTACTCCTGGAACTTATGATGAAAATGTTTACCAAGCTTTACAAAACAAAGGCGACACGCAAGAACAATTATTGCAAGCACTTAAAGAAAAATATGTAAATTACTAATTGGCTTCTATGCCAATCCGAGAATTACAAGTACCTGAAAATAAACAGGTTAAATTTGGTTTTTAGGTAAATACGTTGTATATTTGCCCCCGTGAAAAAGTTAGAATTAACAGCCAAGCAGGAAAATTTTGTCGTGAAGTACCTTGAAACTTCCAACGCAACAGCGGCTTATCGTTACGCATACGATTGCAGTAAGATGAAGCCTAACACTGTGCGGCGTACAGCCATAGAGACGTTAAAGCACCCTAAGATTAATGCCGAGATAGAGAGGCGAATGAAGAGGACAGCATTAACTTCGGAGATAACTAAGAGGCAGGTATTGGATGAACTAAAAAACATCTTAGATGCTAAAATAAGTGATTACGTTGAATTTGATGGCAAAAAATTAAAGTTTAAAGACTTTGTTAAACTGACAGAAAAACAGCTTAAAGCGATAGAGAGCATAAAAGAAACAAAACATGGGATAGAGCTTAAATTGCACGGCAAGAGCTGGACGATTGAACGAATATGCAAAATGTTAGGTTTCGACGCCCCAGTTAAGCAGGAGATGAAATTGGACGAGGACTCGGTTAAGTTAATTGTTGGAATGAAAGTAGAGTGAGGCTATGGATACGAGGACGCTAGTATTTGACACCAGGGGCAACGGGAGACAGAAAGAAGTCTGCCGATATTGGAGTGATGAGGTTACTACTGACATCCTCTATGGTGGTTCCAAGGGTTCGGGAAAATCCTATTTAGGCTGTTCTTTGATATTCGGAGATGCACTTACTTACCCTAACACGTTTTACTTCATTGCGAGAAAGAACCTCAACGACTTGAGAAAATATACTATTCCTAGTATTCATGAAGTATTTCAGCATTGGAACTTAACGTCCAAGTATTACAGCTATAACGGACAAGATAATTATTTTGAGCTGTACAACAAGAGCAGGGTTTACTTGCTAGACGCTAAATACCTCCCTTCTGACCCTGACTATTACCGCTTCGGGTCCATGCAAATGACACGGGGATGGATTGAAGAAGCTGGGGAGTTCTCCTTAGATGCTAAGAATAACCTCCAAGCTTCAATTGGACGCTGGAATAACGAGCTATATAATTTAGCCCCTAAACTCCTTCAAACCTGTAATCCTTCAAAGAATTACCTTTATTCAGAGTATTACAAGAAACATAAAGAAGGCAAGCTTGAGAACTATAAGAAGTTCATCCAGGCGTTGCCTACCGATAACAAATGCTTATCCGAAGCATACCTATTGAACTTAGAGAGGTCTTTAACTACCAACCAAAAAGAGAGATTACTATTCGGGAACTGGGAGTATGATGACGACCCTAACGCGTTAATCGATTACGACGCTATTTGTGATTTATTCACGAATGAATACGTCCAGGCTGTCGGTCCGGATAGGATAAGTGCCGACTTAGCGATGAAAGGTAGAGATAGATTTATAGCTGGAGGCTGGAAAGGCTTTGTCGTGAAATTAGAGATAGATATGCCCTACTCTCCAGCTGATGTTATAGAGAAAGAACTCAAAGGGTTAGTCCTTAGGCGTAAAGTAAGTCATAGCCAGGTGGTAGCGGATAGTGACGGCCTAGGGGCTTACCTGGAGAGCTACATAAGAGGGATAGTTGAGTTCCATAATGGCGGTTCTGCTTTCGACAAGCAGTATGCCAACCTTAAAGCCGAGTGTGCTTATAAGCTCGCTGAAGTTGTAAACAACAGACTGATGAGGGTTATATGCACTAAGGAGCAGGAGGAAAAGATAAAGGAGGAATTAGGAGTGCTAAAAGCTGTCGATGTTGATAACGATACTGGTAAGAAGAATATAATCTCTAAGGATTTGATGAAGCAACTATTAGGACGCTCACCCGATTACCTGGACATGCTGATCATGGGCATGTACCATTCGGTTGCCCCTAAGCCTAGAGTATCTAAGGGGATTAAAAAAATGGTATATAAATAATAACGGAGATGTTAGAGAAGATTAAAAACATAATAGAACAGGCAAATGCTGACTACGTTGTGGAATACGATGAGGGGGCGATGTTTAATATAAGGGCTGACGGCTTTGCCAGAGGGACTAAGTACGTATATATCGAGGAGTTTAAGGAGGGTCAGATAGATTTTAGCGGGTATTTTGAGCGGGATAGGTTAAGGCTTAATATTTATTTCTCTGAAATCCCTCAAGAGGAGCTTGACGCTTTAGGTAGGGAGAAGATTAGAGAGAAAATAAAAGCAGAGGCGGTTAAGCCTTTTATTAAGAAGTTTATAGCCTCGCAGGAGTTCACTAATGATAAAGTGTTTAAGTATTATTATCCTCTTAGCAGGTTTGACGCTAATGAGGTTAGTGTTATGCTGGACTTTGAGTGCTATTTATTAGAAGATAATTGTTAGGTTATGGATATAAGTAAGGTGCTTAGAAATAAAGTAGACGTTAAGAATGGGGACATATCATACGGGGCTTATATAGGGGTTAGAAGATTATTAGCAGAGGCTAAGGAATACGATTTAGCCTTTATGACTTCTGTTATTAAGATAATTCATAGTGAATACAAGCACAGCGTCGGAGATATGGTATCTATTAAGTCTATGATAAATTACTTCAACAGCATAGTTGAGGGAGTAGCACACTGGGCAGAGCAGGAGAAGGAGTTGTTAGCTTATGAGCCCTCAGAGGAAGAGATAAGAGCAGGGGTTAAGGATTACTCTCAGAAGGTTGGAGAGTTTGCAACGGTTAAGGCATTAGCCAAGAATTATGGGAAAGACCCTGATGAGGTTCTTGAATGGAAATATAGTAAGGTGTTTGGTATTTTGTACACAGATTTAGAGGAGTATAAATACAACCAAAGGTACTCTAAAGTTTTAGAAAGCAAATATAAATAGCCATGGATATAGGATTAGAGAGGTTATTAGAGGAATTAAAGCAGAATATTATTAATAGGCATATTAGTGCTGGGCAGGTCGCATCAGGAAGGACTAAAGCAGGGTTCAAGGTTAAGATGATTTCCCCCTTCAGGGGGCAGCTATTAGGTTACAAGTACTCCGGAGTGTTGGAGAGAGGGCGACGTGCTGGGAAAATACCTAAGAACTTTATGGCTATAATCGCTAAATGGGCAGCGGTTAAAGGTATTACCTTTAATTCAGATAAAGACAGAGCAAGATTTGTGTATTTCGTGGCTAAGAAGATAAGAGAGCAAGGAACTCTAATGTACAGGCAGAAGAGGGAAGAAGATATATTCACAACAGCAACATTGAGGTTCGAAGACATATTGAGCATTGAGATAGGCTCTCTCCTTGAAGCAGAAGTAAAAAATAAAGTATTTGAAGTATTATGATAGCAAGACAACCCGACAAGGTACACACCGCATTTAATCCGGTAATATTCGAAGTTCAAACAGCTCTTGACCAGGTTGAGATGACAGTTAGATTAGGTTCTGACGTAATAGAGCTAACCAAAGAGGCTTTCAATGGCATAGCCCTATTCGACATTAGCCCTATTCTATCTAAAGCCTTCAAGGATGTAGGAATGGTTGGCAGGGGTACTTACTGGGAGGACTATTACCTATCCGTTAACTACAACGTGAAGCTTGAAGGGCAAGAGATGTATTTTACAGCGGTTAATTCAGTAGTTCAAGCGGGAGAGAGTTCAAGCCTTGTAGCAAAACAAGGAAGCTTCCTTACTAAGTTTGACAGGTTGAGGTTCTATCCAGGATATGAGAGAGTGATAAGTGTGTTAGGCTTTGATGAAGCTAATTATTTTAATTTTGAGGGGGAGAGCCAAAGAGCCGTGAATATTAGCGGTAAGGCGTATAACACCAACATTAAGGAAAGTAATTACATAGCTATCAGCAATAACACCGGAGTTGACGAATACCTAACTACTAATGACGATGTGGTTATTACCGACAATCTCGGTAACCCAATAGTAATTATAAGAGGTTCTGCTGGACTAACTATTAAGAGAAAGTACATAGATACTGCTTGTGTACCTCAACAGCCATTTTACGTTCGTTGGGTTAATACATTAGGGGGCAGAGATTACTGGATGTTTTCATACCGACAATACGAGAGCAATTCAATAGCAGAGAGAAAAGAGTTCATCCCTTATACTGATACGTCAGAGGTTAGCAGTTTTACTAAAACATTAAGCCTTAAAGGCAAACAGACTATTACAGCAGGAGCGGGCAACCTCAACAGCAACGAATATGAGGCACTTAAAGATATAATCTACTCCCCAAGAGTAGAATACTACAACGAGGAGCTAGGCAAATGGATAGAAGTTCAGATTGATGACGTGGAGTTAAGCAATGACTCACGCTCATTCGTTCATGGGTTAGCCCTTAACTTCTTGCTGCCAGCAAGACAAATGCAATTCTAATATGGACAAAACACTCATAGACATAATCTACTACAACAACAGAGTTATAGACTACTTGCTTGACAAGGAGATTATAACCTATGGAGCTAAGGAGAGATTAGAGATATATACCTACTATCACGAGCTAATCGGTAAAGGAGAGGGCAAAATGGATGCCTTCACCCAATGCTCAATCAAGTTCAATAAGTCTGAAGAATCTATTAAGAAAATCATATATAGTTTAAACAAAAAGAAAGAGCTGTGTACGAATTAAAAGTTAAAGATACTACTGGAGTATGGCATAATTTAGACCTTATACCAGGAGAAGAGCCTGTTATGAATTACCAGGTTAATATTATTGCGGAGTTAAAAGACCGCAATTGCGATTACTCGCAAGCTATAAAACTGCCTAAGACGCCGACTAATCTAAGAGTATTAGAGAGGATGGATTTATTCGAGGCAAGCACATTAATGCCTTATAAAAATATAGAATGTAGATTATTCTCAAATGGGTTTACTCTCGCAGGCAAGAGCTCAATATTTATCGTAGATAGAGTAGGCGAATACATAGAAGGACAAGTATTAAGTGGTAATGCCGGACTATTATTCACTATGGAGAATAGGTTAATGGAGGATGCGGACTTAGGCTATACCATTGTAGGGTCTCCAACAATACCGCAATGGGTAAGAAGAGGCTGGGCAGTACTAGGCAAGCAATTTGAGGCTTATAAGAGCTTTAGACATTACTTCTTTAACTTACACGAAACCGCTAAAAGACTAGTAGAGCTTTGCGGATACACGTTAGACACCAACTTACCCCTTACCACTATACAACGGGATTTTTTCTCTGCTCCCTCCCTTTTACCTTCTAACGACAGTTTAGAGGTATTCACAGGCGTCGCGTCTTTTAGTCGCACCGGCGGGGTAGGCATAGGGTTGAGCGACTATACATCAAGGTATTTCCAGCATAACATAAGTAGCAATGGCTTAGGTACTTTTACCCAAGTGGGGAATGCCGAAGTAGGGGCAACTCCGTACAGGCTGAAATTCACTTCTAATATCAACGGCAAAATAAAAGTTAGAGTGTATGTGTCCGGGAGTAAGTATTACGACCCTGGTGGATTATTCTCTCTTCAATGTGTAATATATAAAGGCGGCTCGGAAGTTTTTAATATACTAAAACCACCAACAGAGACGGTTTATAATATAGACGAAAATGTGGAGATAGACGTAGAGATAGGCGACGTGTTATACCTGACCACAAGGTTAGATAAAGGCACCACTCTTAACGCCGAATGCAGCGTGGATATGTCGGGCTCTTTTACCATTACCGAGATTGAAGCTGATGAGGTACCAATAGGAGGTAAATTATACTTCGGGAATAACACAGGCTTTACGACCTATTGGGATTGTTTTAAAACATTTTGCCAAACTTACGGCTTAACAGTATATGCGGATGAAAATAGTAAGGTAGTCAAAGCCTACACCATGGACAAGCTATACGAGAACAAAACAATAGCTAAAGATTGGTCTGACAAGTTAAGTAGAGAAAACCAAGAAATGAGTTTTATAATCGACGGTTATGGACAAAACAATTTTATCCGATTTGAGAAAAAAGAAGACTTGGAAGATAAGGGCAATTTCTACGTGAGTAACGGCAACTTAGATAAATGGAAAGATTTATTTACTATTAAATGGGAAAGTGGGATTGACGTGAAGCCAGGAACATACGACTTAGCTTATATACCATTATACGAATATGATGAGGAAATAGCAGATAAA